TAGAACGTGGTCTAGTATTGTGTTATTCATTGTTTAGTTATGATTTCCAGTTAATTTAATTGTTTGTTAAATTCTTGAACCGCCATTTTTACCCGCTCGGTTAGTAGGTCTTTATCTGCTTGCGGGATTTCAAACGTCCAAGATGTTAAATCGGCATAGCTTGATGCGTCTGGTAGGTAGGGAAAACTAGGCTCCTGACCGCTAGTAATCAGACCTACAATCTGGTTATAAATCCACTCGCATTGAAACGGTGTTAATCCTTCGTTCTCAGGTGTAAAGTCTTGACTAATCCAGTCTCTAATGTCTGGCAGCTCACTAGCGTAAGGAACGTAGATAATGCTCTCGCCTTGGTTAAATGGTAGATTTAATTTATACTCCACCAAACAGGCGTTACTGACTAACTGCCAGTAGTTCTCACTCTTCTCTACCTTGTAAACATCTAGCCCCGCCTCAATCGCTTCTATTGTATCGCAATAGCTAGTTAAGGAGAACGGGCATTTAATGTCTCCGACTATGTTATTTTCCACCGTTGCTCTTAAAGTGTCTGGGATGCCGTTCCAACGGTCTACAGTTGCGTGCTGTATTCTGCCTTGTTGGTTACCGTCTCTATAACTCGTGTCTAGTTTGCGCTCGAAAACGTAACGCTCCATAACTTTTCCCCAAATTAAAGGTCGCGCGTTACTCTCGGCTTGCAGGGATCGTTTTAGTTTCTCCTCGCGAACCTTTTCCTTAATGTAACTAATGGTAGACCTGCCTAAGATTGTACTGTCTTCGATCTGCTTAACCGAGCTGCCGACTCCTTTTTTTGGTCGTGCCGCTAGTTCATCCGCTGTCATTGGTCGCTTGCCCGCGCCTATTAATCTATGCGCGCTTGAGCTGCTAAAATTGGCTACTCTGCTAATCATTACTTAAGAGTCTCTAAGTACTTAATAGTTTTCGCGTATGAACTTGCTTCTTCATTGGTTACAATGTCATTTAAGCGCGCTTGCATATTATCATTAAGAAGCGTAAACTTTTCATCCCTTAAAGCAAGCAACACCTCTAAGGTATAAGGGTTAATAGTTTTCACTCGAATACAGTCTACCTTTTCCTTGGTTCTGTGATTATCAGTAGTATCGACAAACAAGCAAATGGTAACACCTTGCGAGTCCTCCATAAACTTAATCCCGCTCGATCTTACAATAGCGCTCGCATTAGTTTGATTGCATATAAACGGCTTAATCGGTTCTTTAAACCTTACTACTCGTTTAGACTCACTTCGTCCGCTTACGGGGTCTTTAACTGCTTCCCATTGTGCAGACTCAATAGTTACGTTTAACTCTCCGCTCTCAGGTAAATCCCAATGTCCGAGGTAGTTCTTATTCGGTGATTGCATCCAATGTGTTTTCTCGTTGCTCATGTTTATTTATATTTAGGTGGGTTGTTTAATTTAAACTTAAGAAGGTGGCTGTACTCGTGTAGCTGATTGGTGGCAAGTTCTAGTTGCGGGTGATCCACCGGTAGCTGCTGGCAAATTCTAATTTGTTCTTGGAATGCCACGCGCACTTTTTCGGTGTCGGATTGCCAAGCGATTACAAGGTGGTTAAACGCTTTGGCTTTTTCTGTGAATGTCATAGTGTGTTATTTGATGTGCGCAATGTAATACCATTATTTTACATACACAACAAAAAAAAGCCCCGAACTTCTCCGAGGCTTTTCAAACAAATAAACATGCACTATGAAAACTACTATAAACAATCCCTTTATTGAAGGGCTAATGTACTGTTATTTTTCCCACAATAAATAGCGGTACGATAAAATAATTTGATTATCGCCCAAAAGATTGTAACCAACCCCTATGTTGTGCTTGTCATATTGCACCGCGACGGTTGGTCCGAACATCTCCCGCCCTACACTTGCGCCCGCAAAAATAGACCATTTCATTTCTGTTACGATTTGAGTAGGTCTTAGATTCTGTATTTTAAAGTCTATGTTTCTTAGGGTGTTTTCGTAGAGCGTTCCTGTGAACTTAATTTTAGCTTCGTTAATTACAATAGTAGTATCAATTAACCTTTGACTATAATAACGCTCTATAACCGCTTGTGTATCTATTTTAGAAGGTATCTTAACGATGCTCTCAACGTAAATTAAACTATCTATTCGTATTTCTCTTGTAATAGTATCAGTTACGGTATCAACTACTCGAATAGTAGAAGCGTTTTTAGTTTTACGCCCTATAAATAAACCTAGAAGTAAAGATATAATTATTAGAATATGACTCCATTTAACCTTCATTTTCTTTAGCTTTTCCTTTTGGTTCTGGCAGGTCAGATATCTTTTGATTCCGGATCGCCGAACGGATATATTCCCACATATCTAGTCCGAAGATGTTTTTAAAGTTCCCAAGTATCGAGCGCAATTCTGTTAAGGCAAGAAACCCCGCTACTAATCGCATAAGCGGAATAGCGGGCATTATCTTACTCTCGACTACCCAGCCTGCTAATAGTATTAAAGAGTATATAATTACCTTGGTGAATGTATTTACAATTTCTTCCAATTTAAATTTTACTTGGTTTTTTAAGCTTGCACCGATACCCGTAATTAGATCAATAACTATTAATACTATTAACGCTCCCGTTACGTCGTAGATTGGAACTAAAATTGCTAAAAACCAAATCATAAACTTCATAAAAAATTCCAGTTCATCGGTAGCATTTAGAATATTGAGAATATGCTTAGGCATTGCGGGTGCGATCTAGAATTTCAACAATTACGGAATCATCGCAGAGCTCGAGGATCCGTTCCATCATCAAGCGGCTTTTATTCACATCAAGTGAGCCGTCTTTATCTATATGCAAATGATCTTCCCCTGGCGCGATGCAGCCGAGTAGGTCATGCCAGAAGTTAGCCGGGTGGATGAGGATCTCGCTTCGCCCTGGTACATCTTGAATCCATAAGCAGGGACCGAATTTGGGCGAATTATGGACTATTGCGGTATAGGTACCAGGAGGGATGCAACTTACTCGGCGCTCGTTGTTTTTCCAAGGCAGTTCTACGGTTTTAAACTCGAGAAGATTATCGAGTTGAGCGCTGAGCATTACAGCAGCACCAAGGGTTTGTTTTTCCTCAGCTGCGAAGCGGATAATGGTTAGGGTTTCGGCTTTCATTTTATGGGGGTAAAAGTTTTTAAAAAGCCCGCGAAGGCTTGCCCAAGGTAGGCAACTAAAGCCAACTGCCAACCGCCCAAGATATAGACGATTGCCAAAATGCAAAGCAAGCTAAGCATTTGGAAAAAGTGTTCCGCGTCGGTAGCCCAAACTAAAGCGGACCTGAATACCCATTTAGGAAGCCAATCAGGCCCCCAGCTATGTTTATTCGTCGAGCTTAGTGGAGTGTTCCACCAATTAGCCCAGCCGATAAACCCGCCCTCTTTTCCATGCTCGGAAAGTTCTCGGAACGCGGCAAAGAGAAACGAAAATAAAGCAACGAGCAAAGCAGTCTGTGTCATATCGAGTTCTTAAACCAGTCTTTACTAAGTTCTACCGCTTGCTTATTTTCAAGTTCTACTCTTGGACTTGCTGCGATTGCCCACTTCTGTTTACTAGGATGCTTGTGCGGGTTGGCAAAGTTTGTTCCCTCGCTAAAGTTGTGCTTATCACATACGGCCTTATCGTAATCCTTAGCCGCTTTCTCTGTGGTGTATATGTAGTGCTTCATTAGTATATGTTTCCGTAACGCTCGTTAATATTAGCTTGCTTCTCTGCTTCGTCGTCGGTGTTTAGGTAGATAATTAGTTCTTGGAAGGAGAACATACCAAGGCTAGACGGAGTGTTTTGATTATATCCTAATCCTAACACGTTGTTAACAAAATTAAACTCCGTTTCCCTATATAATAAAAATTGTTTATTAGTGGCAGTGTAAGCTGCCCCCCTATCTGATGGTGCTCCATATACGCCGTTAATTTTTGTTGCTGTAATTATAACCCTACTAGCGTCATCTACACTTGCGCTTACCGTAGGAGCTGCGATAAATCCAAAGTCGGATCCGTTTGTTTTACTCCCGAAAATTGTCGAAGTTTTCCCATTATTATCCCCAACGTAAAACATCCCCTTAACAATCGCCCCGTCATTAGGTTGGAAGGTCGAAATATACCCTCCGTTATTATCTGCGCTTCTTAATATCACAGGCTCACCCCCTAGCGTGTTTAGTGTGCCGCTATCTACTAGAATCCCCTGCAAGGTTGTTGTCGCTTGTACCAAGTTATCAAGTCCCGACCCTTGGCCGTAGATAATCTTTACCGCTCCGTCA